GATACTCCAAATGAGTATCTTTCTCTAGCTTTGTATCTTACGTTACCAGTTGAGAAATCACCTTCCATTTTAGTTTGGATAGGTAATCTGTCGAAGTGTTTCATTCCGTTAGGAACATCAGTAATAATGTACCAAGAATCACTATCAGTTAGATAGTGGTTTACTCTGTAACCTTGAGGAATCATCCCCATGTTTTTAAGAGCGTTGATATCATTATCAGCAGTTCCTACTCTACCTTGAGATTTTAACAATCTCTCAGCTTGGAACTGGTTAGCAGGTGGAACAATCATTTTCATTCCTCTTGCTGCTATTTTCAGACCACGCTCATCAGTCATTGCAGCGATATCAATTAACGCTTGCTCTAACGATGTTTCGTTTAAGTCTGATTGTGTTGTTAACGTGTTTGAAAACACAGGGCCAATACATGGGTGGTTTGTCGTAAACAAAGAAACACCATCACCTGAATCATAGTTGTCTGTAGTAGGCAACCCTTGATTTAAAGGTACTGCTGCTTTGATTTGTTTAGCATTCGCCATGGATCTAGCTAGTGCTTTAGTATAACGAGACGCAAGTCTGTCATACAAGTTATCTTCCATTGCTTCTTCAGTTAAAGCGAATGCAAGAGCTACTGTTTCGTTAGTATATCTTGCAGTGAATGTTTCCTGAGCATTGTCGTAAGCAACTGATGAACCTTCTGGTTTAACATATGCATTAGCAAAGCCTGATAACATTACTTCTTCTTCAAAAGCTCTGTCAGAACTTTCAGTAACATAAATTTCTTTATGTTCCTGGTCGTATCTTTTGTACTCCAAGCCAAATAAAGCATTAAGGCCTGGTTCTAGTTCTTTAACTAGTTGTTGTCGTGATATAGCCATAATTACTCCTTATCCAGCTCCTACAGTGCCTACTCCATGACCAAATAAATGCATGTTAACAATAACACGCCAATTTACATTAGCGGCTGTTAAATCATTATTTTTTGGATCACGAGAAACACCGATGATTAAAAGTTGAGCAGCAGCATCACTAGAAGCAGCAATTGTGCTGTCATCTAGTTCAGTGTTGCTTACCCCGTTTAAAGTACTTCCACCGAAGTTCACCATGTCTGCATTAGAAAATACATCTGCTTGTGCTGACGCACCCGTAGCATCAGATTGAATTTCAAACATCTGATTAGGGTTGTCATAAACAAAAGCTTCAATATCTTTGCTTGAAGGAGGTGTTATGCTTCCTGGATAGTAATTTTTAAACGTAGGTTTTAACGTAGTTGGATCTGTGTAGAAACATCCCCAGAATGCGCCCATGTTCGGTGCAGCACCGGCAGTAGCGATATCAACATATCCTGCTGCTGCGATACACGGCGAACCTTGATATAAAACACTAGCATCGCCAGCGTCTATAAAATGGGAACTCATACCTGTGGAATCGTCTCCTTGACCCGACATCTTTAACGGTCTTAGACCGAAAGCGGCATCTTGATTTGCCATAGTTGTTTCCTCCGTTGTCTACATCATAAGAGGTAGACGGTTAATTAAATATTCGTTGATTGCAGAAATTGTTATTAAACTACTTCTTGCTACCACCGAAAGTTTGCGTCGAGCGTCTATCAACTTCGATAGGCATGCTCGGGTGCTGATCCCTCAGAAGATCTGTTTTGACAGCTTCATCACGTTCTTTAGCTTTTTCACTATAGTAACGTTGACGAGCTTCGGCGATCTCGTTAGGCACTCTGGCCAGCAACAGCCCACCAACTCCAATGACGCCTGTATATTTACCGGATTCAACAACAGGATAACCTTTATCTTTGTATTCGCTAGATTTAACTAGTTCATAACCAGATCTAAGTCTTGCTGAAATATTTTTAGAATCATCAAATCCTAAACTCTCAGCTCTTATCCATCTATGCCTGAATCCATCAGGTGCAGGCGGAGCATCTAAAGATGACGGCGGTGTCCATTCGACAGGTCTTTTAGTTTTTTCTCTGTCTTCAGACGCGCGAGGGGTTTTGTTCACTTTATCGTTTTCCATATGCTTATTTCTCCTTCACGATGTTTACTTGTTTCGCATACTCTTCCAGTGGCACATTCAGTTTATTAGCAATTGCTACTTGTGAGGATGTGAGTTTCACAGTTCTGCGTCCATCTTTGTACCCTGACCGCGTAGCCGAAGCCACAGTTTGTACAGGTGTTCGTACAGGTTTGGACGATTGTTCTGTATTATTACCAAATTTCTGAGGAAATTCAAGTCTTATTCTTCTATCCAATTCCCCATAATAATCAGTAGATTGTGGGTCGTAACCTTCATCATCCACTAATTTTTTATGTAAATCAAACGCAGTATAAGTCATAGCACTATCTTTCCCAAACCAAGTATTTTTCTGAGCCCATTGCGTTGCAGCGGGATCAGGTGTGGGTTGAGTTGGAATTTGTGGTATGGTTCCTTCACTCAGGGTTTTACGTTGCTCATCTGCTTGCTTCTGATTAACTTTCATCTCGGCAAGTCTAGCTTCTTCGTAACCTAATTTAGCGATTTCTTTTTGTGCAGTTACTTCCGCAGTTATATCTCCAGCTTCTCTAGCAGACTGCAATTTAGTTTGAGCAGCTGTTAAACTTGAAGTAATTCGATCTTCCATCTCTTTAACATAACCCGTATCTAATTTAGCGAGTCTGTCTTTAAGAGATTTCTGTTCTCCTTGCACAGATTTTGCATACGTTAAAGCAGCTTCTCTTTGTCGTTCTGCTTCACGCATACGTTTAGTTAATTTAGCAATACGTGATTTAACACCTTTGCTATAATCTTCTAATTCTTCTTGTTTCTGTTCTTCTGTTTCTTGTGGTTTGCTTTCCTGAACATCAGGCTGCTCATCAGATTTCGCAGGTGCGTCATCGGACTTAACAGGCTCTTCAATAGTCTTTGCATCTTTTACCTCTTCCTTTTCTTTTACTTCGACAATTGCTTTGTCTTTTTCTTCAGGCAATGTAACCTCAACATCCGGTCCACTGGTGTCAAGATCAATTGGCTTGTCTTCTTTTACTTCTTCTTTGGCAGATTTATCATCTGGCATAGTTTCCTCCTATGTTAATATTCATGCAAGATATCCTCTGGATTCTTGATGGTTGCTAAGATCTCATCATCATTTAACAACCGGACTTCACCACCTTCTATTTTTATTCTAGACCCTGCATAACGAGCAAACATTACCCAATCACCCACTTTACACCAAGGTCCTTTATTAAAGCGATCTTTATCCCGATAACAATCAGGACCCATCGCTAATACATTTCCACATTGAGACGCGACTTGTTGTTTTTCAATTGTATCTTGTCCCATAATAATTCCACCTTTAGTCTTTTCATTTATTTTAAAAGGTAAAACTAGTATTCTCCAACCTGTAGGTTGCGGAAGCTTTGATGATTCTTTGGTAACTGTTTTGGATTTTTTTACTCCGATAAGATCAGTCTTTGGTAGGGTGATCTTCGGACTTGATTTTAATAACGTTTCCGTCTTCATTTGGCTCCTTGTTTTTTAGCAGGTTAGAGATTTCCTGTAAAATATAATGATACGTTCGTATCTGTCCTAACATATATTGATATTTGTCAAAATTGTCAACACCCGCGATCATACCATTTACAACGTCATCACGTCTGAGTTCGACTAACTTCTTTAATTTAAATAATAATTGGACTCCGTCCATAATTCTTTCTTAAATTTATGCTCTTCCACCTTTCATGAAAGCTCTTCCCATTCCTCTTTGAGCTATGCCACCACCTTTAGCAGTTCTTACAGGGATTCCACCACTAGGATAACCAAATCTATTGTTTCCTAAGACCGGTGAATAGCCACCTACGTGACTCATACTGCCACCATCGGCAGCTGATTTTCTATTCATTTTTCTAAATGTTTTAGCGAGATTATATCTTTTAGAACCTGGAGGGCATGTTGGACCACCAAACTTCTTGCCTGTGCAAGGTTTGTCTTTCCGCATGTTCTTCGTTGCTTCTTGTATCCACTTATCGTCTTTTGCCATTAGTTTTTCCAACCCCCGTGAGGTCTTGCAGGATTAGTTTTACTATTCTTTATAGTAATCCAATTTTTTTTCTCTGGCTTCTTAGTAATATATTCTGTTTTATCTTTTTTAGTGATGTATTTAGATTCTGTTTTATCTTTTTTAGTGATGTATTTAGATTCTGTTTTATCTTTTTTAGTAATGTAATCAGTCATTATTTTTTCCCTCCGTTTCTAAATATCTGTGTTCCCTTTATACCAAATACACTGGCAACTACAAGTATCCATAAGTTAGTAAACCATTTTGGAAGGTTAGAAAAATACTCGAAAAAGATCTCTATTTTTCTCATAGCTTCCGGATCCTCTGTCCAGACCGACCAAGCGAGCACAATTATGGGGAGTGTAAGTATCGCAAGAACGATCTCGTCCTTGTAGTCTGCTTGACGGGCTTCTAAAAGTTTGCCCTGGTAAGATTCTTCACCACGAGCTTGTTTTTCGGCATGTAAAAGCTGTGCATCAGACATAGCCATCTTTGCTCTTTGTCTGTTAGCGTAAATTTTACCGCCTGCTTGTAGGGCTAATTTTGCTAGACCAAACCAGGCCATATTAGTACCAAGTTGCTTTAACTGGTTTTCTAGTTTTTGTACCTTTAACAGTTACTTCTTGAGATTCATGAATATCTGGTGGTGTAATTTCTTTAGCTTCAGCATAACCACTTTTATTACTCCATGGATCCTTAGTAATTTTTGGTTCTTTAACAAAACCAGATCCTATTTCCCAATCTTTAGACATTATAGTGCTACTCCTTTTCCTTTTTTCGCAACGCCGCCGCCTCTGTATCCTTTGTTAAGTTCAGATACGACTCTTTTCTTTTCAGCTCTACGATTAGGGTTAGATTTTTCTGCATCAATTCTACCAACTTCTTCTAAAAGATTTTCTCTTCCAGTGTTGTATCCTTTGGCAGCTTTAATACGACCACCTTTTTTGTAAGCAGCTCTAGCGTTAGGATAAGTTGCTGCTCTACCTCTTCCTTTAAGTTCTGAGCCTGGCATTATTTATCCATCGTTCCGACAGCAGAATAAGCTCTTTTACCTTCAGCTTTTTCCATGCCTTTAGATTCATCTCTTCTAGCTTTAAAACTTTGAGATTTAGTAGACTCTGCTCCATCTCTAGCACCTAGAGATTCGTCAAGTCTGTCGTCATAACCTTGTTTTTTGCTGCCCTTTGAATAAGGGAAACGTGGTGTGTAAGGTCTATTTCCAAAATCATTTCTCATAATTTGTACTCCTAGCTATTTTTTACTCTAAATAATCCAGCAAGTCCACCCTTATTTGCTAGAAACATCTGTCTATAATTGTCCAAATAGACTTGTCTACGTCTTTGCTGTTCTAAATAAGCCAAATAAGCCGCCTCTTGCATCTTCAAATATTCCTCATCTTTAGCCATTTGAGCCTTTGTTTTATTAACAGTTTCAATCTCTTCTATTTTAATATTGGATCCATCTCTCTCATCTGTAGGCGGAGTTTTAATGTTCATCTTAGCTTCTAAAGCTATTTTTTCAGGATGACCGTCAGGTAGGGATGCTAGTAATTTTTGATTATCAGAAGTTAATTTGTTTTTAACATTAGATATATCTAGTTTTTTTCCAAATAAATTTATCTCTCCTTCATCCCAAGCTGTTTTAATTTTTTTAGCTTTATTAAAATTCTGATAAAGTTTGGCTGCTTTCATTAAATCCTTACCAAACAATCCTGATCCAGCTCCTGCCGTTGCTAGGGTTACAACACCTTTTAGAATGTTTCCCATTAAAGTATTTTGTTTAGGTTTTCTTAAACCAAGTCCAACTTCTAAACCATGACGTTCGTCTTTAGTAAGATTAGGATCATGTTTTAATCTTGTGATTGCATTTCGTCTATCTATTTCCCGTTGTCCTTCTAAATCTTCGTCGCCTGTATATTTTTCTTGTATATTCCAATTTACATAAGATGCAGCTTTATCATCATCGTCGGAATCATCGGTTGTATGTGTAGGAGTAGATTTCGGGGCATTATGAGATAAATGTGCAGGTCCGTCTCTGTCATTAGAAGATGGAGAAGAAACTGTATCTACTCCTATACCATGACCCCCTCCATGATGACCCATTCCTCCCGTGTCTTCGTCATCTTCGGTATATCCAGGTCTTCTTCCATCTGATCTTGCTTGAACAAATCCTCTCGTTTGCCCTTCAGGTGTTTTTGTAATACTTCCTCCTTCAGCCAAACCTAAAACGCCAGCTTGATGAGCCGGAATGAATCCACCTTGATTCATTTTAATTTCTCCTTTTTTCCATGACTCAAAGTCTTGAGGTAATCGACCTTTAATAATTTCTTTAATTCTATAATCTAACCAATCCTTATAAGTCTTTCCACTTCCTTTAGAAAAACCAATTCTTCCTCCATGAGCTGCTTCTTGAGTCACGCCGAAATCTTTTCTTCTGTCGTAGTCTTCTTTCCATCTACGATATTCCTCGAACATTTTATGTAAATTTTTTCTTTTTAAATCCTCTAAGAACTTTTCTGGGATTTCAGGTCCGTCAGCAAAACCAATTCTTCCACCGTTTTGTAATCCGGCAATTCCTCCTAGGCCATATTTCTTTTCCCACCTGTTTGCAATGTGGGGAAGATTGGCATGCATATAACGTCTTTGTTTTTCAGATTGGAAAGGCATTAGCTTCTCGGTCCTTTCAGCGTTTTAACGTCCTTTCGTTTCATAACATCAGAACGCATTTTTGCCCGATTAGACATCGCTTGTTTTTCTAAAGAAGTTTCAGCTCTTAAATTAGCGAGCTCTTCGTTTTGTTCCATCTTCTCTTCTTGTATATTTTGATTCATCATTGCCTTCATACGATCAAGAGAAATTCTATTTTCATCCTCTTTCATTTTTCTCATATTGTCTTGAGCTTTAAGATCAAGTTCTCTCGCTCTCAGTTTAGCAATAGGATCATTATCAAATTGAGAAGTAATTTTCTTTTCTTCTACTAAGAACTCTTCCATCATCTCTGCAATTAATTGAGCTTTACGTGCTTCAATCTTTAATTGAAGGTTTTGAACTTCCGCTTGTATTCTTGGATCAGGTTGAGCTTGAGGATTCTGATTCATCATTTGTTGAATCTGTTGAACCTTTTGAATGTCATTTCTAAATTCTAGTTCGACTTGTTCTTGGGCCATCATTGAAATGTGTTCAAAGATATTTTTTTCTAAAGCCGCAATCACCATCGGATTGTTTCGGGCCATGTTCGTTGCCATAAAAGCAATGTGTGCCGTAATGTGAGCTCTATGATCTTGCCCCGTAAACGCTTGGAAAGGTTTACCTCCAATCGCATCGATATGTTCGATCGCTGGATTTTTTGGAGCGGGCGGTGGAGGCGGTGGTAAAATCTGATCAATGTTCTTCACCCCTATTGCTGTGTACATGTCACGATACGCTTCATATAAATTATGCATCTGTGGATTCGAAGATGCCAGTTGTAATTCTGTTTGTGCGGTTGCTATTCGTTGAGTCTGTGAAAAGATATTAGGATCGGCAACCGGCATAATATCAATCTTTTCATCAAAGTCAGCTTGTTTAATTTCTTTTTGATCGCCGATTACATCATAAGGATAAACCGGTGGTAAGTAGGTTGCAAAGACATCAGACAATAAAGAAAACTCTTGTTTTAAAGCTGCATATAATCTTTTGTGAATGGCACTCATCACTCTTGAGCCTCTCTCCAAAAGCGCTACCGTTGTTCCTACAGCCGCTTGTTGATTGCCATCACCCACTTGCATATCAGCAATAGCTGCAAATCTTTGACCGGCCCCTACAACAATCGTCATCAATTGTAATAAGGTTTGAGACGGTTCTTTATAAGGAAGCGGCATAAACGCATCTTTTAGATTACCGCCGGGAGCGTCGACATCGCGCCACTCCCCAGGCTGTAACGAGACAGCATCGTTTTGTACACGAATGCCTCTCTGTTTAAACCCGGCAGGTAAGTTGGAGAGCGTACCTGCATCTAGTAATTGACGGAGAGCGGACGTTGCCGTTCGACTCAAACCGCCGATCATATGAATTAATCCAAAACCATAGAATCCAAGACCTGGCAGAAATCGAAAATGCACAAAGTATTGAATCTTATTTTTCAATGGATCATCGAGTTTAAAATTTCGTCTAATCGCTAAAACTTTTCTTGTCGAGTTTTCAACTGTGACAATATAAGGAATCTTAATTCCTGTAGGTTGACCATCTTTCCCGACATCTTCAAAGCCTTCTAAATCTAAATCAACATGACATTCGATTAAGGTAAACACTTTTTCATTTTGTGTTTTACGAATCCCTTCGAGTTCACGTTCTTTTTTCCTTAACTCTGACTCTTCGTTATAAGGA